AAAAAGCTCAAAGCGAAGATAAAGACTTTTCTTGGAAAGTAATGCTGTATAAGGCAATACAGGACGATGAGGCACTATGGCACAGTTGGTTTCCACTATCTAAACTGACTGAAAAGAAAAAATTCTATGTAGACTCTGGAAAGCCTCATAAGTTCTATCAGGAGTATATGATGGAAGTCCAGTCAGCAGAGGACTCTATATTTAATATGAGGCATGTTAAGTACTGGGAAGGCTTTTATAAGTTCGATGAGAATGAAATGATGGGCTATATTTACAATGAAGGCGACAAAATGCCAGTCAGTATATTTGCAGGGGTAGATCCAGCTACTGACTCTGAAAGAAGAGACAGCGACTATAGTGTTATAATAGTTATTGCCTGTGATATAAACTCTAATATTTATGTCATAGACTATGTGAGACGCAGATCACTGCCCGTACTTGGGATACCAGGCGAAGATAAAAAAGGAATAGTTGATTATATGTTTGAACTTAACGGCAAGTATAGTCCAACATTGTTTACAGTTGAAGACACTTCGATGTCAAAGCCAATATTTCAGGCACTCAGGAGCGAGATGAGACGAAAGAACGATTTTAGTCTACGGTTTAAAGAAGAAAAACCTGGAACAAAGCAAAGTAAGTTAGACAGGATACAGGAAGTTTTAGCTCAAAGAATGTCAATTGGTGCGGTGAGGATACGAGACTCTCATTATGATCTCCAACATGAAATCCTCACTTTCGGCAAAAGGATGGCTCACGACGATACAATAGATGCGCTTGCCTATGCAGTCAAATATTCTCATCCACCAAGTGGCGCTGAAAACCAGTCTGGAGACTGGGTAAGAAGGCAGATTGATAGGCCAAAGAACTGGGTGGTTGCATGATTAAACTTATCGTACTATCCGTACTACTTAACACAGGAGAAATGTGTGCCACTATTCCAGATGATACGAAGATAGAGGCAAACCGTAAAAGAGGAAAAGGTAAAAAAGGGCGTAGAAGGGGTGGTGGTGGCCTCAGGTAATAAAAAATAATCTAGGAGATGTAATGGCAAAGCAAACAGCAAAAACAAAGGCTGATAGAGTAAGAGATCTTTATATTAATTTGAATGGAGCAACGCGGCAGCGTTGGGAAAAGGTAAATCAGCAAGGCCATGATTTTTATCTAGACAACCAGCTAACCCAAGATGAAAGTGATGTTCTTGAAAGACAGGGAATGCCAACATTTACCATTAATCGTATTATACCAATTATAGAGATGTTAAATTTTTATGTTACAGCTAACCAGCCAAGATGGCAGGCTATTGGGGCTGAGGGTTCTGATGTAGATGTGGCAAGTGTGCATGCTGATGTTGCTGATTATATCTGGTATGAGAGTGATGGCCAAAGTAAGTTTAGTCAGGTTATTAATGATGCCGCCACTAAAAGCGTTGGGTATTTTAAAATTTCTGTAAATGCTCATGCGGATCATGGGCTGGGCGAGGTTATTGTTGATACCGTTGAACCGTTTGATGTGTTTGTTGATCCAAAGAGTAGAGATATATTTTATCGTGATGCTGCATATATCATGGTTCATAAAGTAATCCCTCAGTCACATCTTCAAAAAATACTACCTGAGTACGCAAACAAAATCAAAAACGCAGGTGCAACGGAGCGGGACAACTATAGTTATAGCCAAAAAGCAGAAGGAGGTGATTTCCAGTATAAAGACGTAATTGATGAAACATTTGATTACTTCGGAGAGGAAGATCGTAGGCTTGATTATTATGAGATGTATGAAAAGATCAAGATACCATATATGAATGTGTTTTATCGAATTGAACCATCCCCTGAAGAGATAAGTAAAATACGAGCTCAGGTAGACATTGAGATGGAAGATATTACCAAGGAAATGCAGGTAAAGACACAGGAAACCCTGCTGCAGCTCAATCAACAACTTCAGGAGGGCAATATAATTGAGGAAAGATATACCCTGGAGGTTGAAAAGTTAGAAAAACAGATGGATGCGCAAATAGTACAAATTAGAGAGCAGAAAATATCCCAGGCGATGGAGGCTGTGAGCCGTGTTGAAAACAATATAGTCTCTGAAAAAGAATTTAAGGTTCTAATGAAAGGAGAACTTAAGAACAGCCTTATAGATGCAATCAAGTTTTATGAGTCAAGAATTAGACTAACTTGTGTGATTGGCGATACCTTTATGTATGAAGCAATACTGCCAGGGCTGGAATATCCAATAGTTCCTATACATTATAAATGGACTGGCACTCCATATCCTATGTCTGCTGTTTCTCCGTTAGTAGGAAAACAACAAGAGTTAAACAAGGCTCATCAATTAATGATACATAACGCCTCATTAGGTTCTTCCTTGAGGTATTTATATCAGGAAGGAAGTATAGATGAGGACTATTGGGAAAGATATGCATCTGCTCCAGGCGCACTCTTACCAGTAAGACAAGGCTTTGAAGCTCCAAGTATAGTTCAACCTGCTCCAATATCTACAGCATTTGCTAATATTGTTGAGCTTGGAAAGACTGACATGGAATACCTTGCAGGGATATATTCTTCAATGCAGGGAGATATAAAAGCACAGCATGATACATTTAAAGGGCTACTTGCTAATGATGAGTATGGTACTCGAAGGGTCAAGACATGGATGAAGAACTCGGTTGAGCCGTCTTTGCAACATCTAGGCGAGGTGGTTAGAGATTATACGCAGGCCACCTATAAATCAAACAAGGTATTTAGAATAGTAGAGCCTAATAATGCAGATGTCAGGGATGTTGAGGTTAATATTATTCAATACAATAAATATGGCGATGCAATAGGCAAGTTTTTTGATTATGCAACAGCAAAGTTTGATGTCAGGCTTGTTGCTGGATCAACGATGCCAGTAAACCGCTGGGCGTACTTAAAAGAACTTATGGAAATGTTAAAGCTTGGCATAGTAGATGATGTAGCAGTTCTTGCAGAGGCAGACATTAAGAATAAAGAGCAGATTGCACAGCGTAAGAGTCTTATGGCTCAAATGAGAAGACAATTAGAAGAATCACAAGAAATGATTAAAGATAGAGATGGCACTATTGAAACTCTATCAAGACAGCTCGTTCAGGCTGGTATTAAAGACAAAACAAGAATGGCAGAGCATGATATGCGTAAACAGATACTTGATACCAGTGCAAAACTAAAAGGAGATGTCGCTACTTCAAGGGCAAATCAGGAATTGCAAAATGAACGATCAAAAGATATGCAAAGAAACCAGGAGAATGAGTTTAAACAACTTGTTCAAAATGGTTTGGCAGAAAAAAAAGAAGGTAATAACTTACCGTAATCGTAAATTAAAGGAAAATACGAAAGATGGCAAAAAAGAAAGAAGGTAACTCCGAACAAGTTGTTGAAGAAGTAATGGATACAATGGTTGAGGACTCCAATGCAGACTTTTTTGATGCATTAGAAACGCAGGTTAATGGTGCAATACAAGATGCCCCAGCGGAACAGGCTGAAATACAAGGGTCAGTTCCAGAGCAGGTAACTCCAGAAATGGACACAGGTTCCAGGGAAGTGCCTCAGACTCCTAATTGGGAAGATGAGAGCAATCCGTACAAAGTACGGTACAGCGATTCATCACGCGAAAATACAAGAATCAAGGCCAAGAATGACAAACTTGAACCCTATGAGTCTTTGATAAACGTGTTGGAACAAGATGCTGAATTAGTAGATATGGTACGTGGTTATTTAGATAAAGGGACGAAGCCAGATATGAAACAATCGCTAAACCTTGGAGACGACTTTGTGTTTGATATGGATGAAGCCATATCAGATCCTGACTCACAGTCTGCAAAGGTATTTAATACTATAGTAGATAAGAGAGCCGACCAAAAGGCTGGCGATAGAATATCAGCTGAAAGGCAAAAGGCTCAGCAGGCGGCACAGAAAAGAAATTTGCATAATCAAGCAAAACAGTTTGTAGATGCAAATGGAATGAGCAAAGACGAGTTCTCAAGTCTTAGCAAGTGGGCGCAGACTCATCAACTTTCTTGGGATGATATAAATTTTCTCAAGAATCGCGATAAGGCAAACGCAAAAATTGCTAATAACTCTAAGCAACAAGTCTTGGATCAAATGAAAAATGTGCAGTCTATGCCAGCTACAGCCAGCGCAGCTGGAGGTGAAAATACTGGAGATCGTGACCACAACGATGCTATATTCGACTTAATTCAGAAAGCAGACAATAATCTAGACAACGTATTTGGTGAATAGATAGGTTTTTCTGTTTGCCAGGTCAAATATAAAGGAGATCAGAAATGGCTGATTTATTTTATACGGGCAGTACGACTTCTAGTCTGAATCTTGACACTGGTGCGACTTACGGCACTATTGATACTGGCGATTTAAGGCGAAAGTATAATTTTGGTGATAGAGTTTCAGAGCTAGCAATAGCACAAGACCCGTTTTTTCGATTCGTATCGAAATTAAATAAAAAACCAACAGATGATCCTCATTTTCAGTTTACTGAGAAGAGAGGTTCATATCATAAGCGCTATGCTTATGTCACAGACCACGGGGCAACTTCTGCGCTTGGCAACTCTGGGGATTCCACATGGGATTCTGGAGAAAGCGATCAGGGTGACACTTATTATTTCAAGATGGGTACTGACTATTTATCAGCTGGCAATCGCCAGAATGTATATGGGCAGTCCAATAATGATATATCAGTAGGTGATTCCAACACAAAGCCAGAGTTCTTCATGGAAGGTCAATTAGTTAAAATCAATACACATACAGCAGGTGAATCACCTGGTTCTGGCGGTGGCGAAGTTGATAACTATGCAGTAGTTAAGATTGAATCTGTTGCTGATAGTGGCAGTGAGTTTGTTGTGCTTAAAACTACTGTCATTAAAGCGCCTTTTTCATCAGCGGCTGCAGTAGAGATCGCATCATTTGATACTAATACTCCAAAAGGTACTGGTGTTGCGGATTATGATAAGTCTATTGCAAGCGCTTTAGAGCAACAAAGATGCTATGTGGTTGGTAACGCAAATAAAGAGGGATCTGGATTCCCAGAAACCTGGAAAGATCAACCTTACTTACTAAAAACTGGCGCAACTCAGATTTGGAAAACCACAATGGCTATGTCCAATACTGCTCGTGCTACAGTTCTTAGATACGAAGGCAATGAGTGGGCAAGAATCTGGAAAGAAAAGCTGATCGAACAT